TGTCCCAACCCAAAGTTTTGGCCAAATAAACCAACAATGCAGATGGTATATCATTTTCAGGAACATAACCCACTGATGTCATTGTTGCCAATGAATCAATAAAAACTTTTGTTTCATCAAAACTTCTACCGTATATTTGTAATACTTTATCTACCTTTTGGTCTTTTGTATCAAATTCGTGAAAAGCATCTGTGGTTAAAAATCTGCTAATTAAATTTGTTTTAAAAGTATCAAGTTGTTCACCATATGAACTCAATGTTTCTAAGTAAGCTTCATAGGCAGTTGTTAGGATATCTAAATTCCAAACACCCAATAACGGCCAAGTTAAAAATACATATGATGTATAAAAAGTTCCATCATCAGTTTGTTTTGGAAGTTTAAATTGTGCCGTATATTTTGGAACAATAAATCTATTTAATAAGAATTTTTCAACAGCATCAAAATCATTTTCAAAAACCATTTCGGTTTTTATTTTGTTTGGTCTCATTACCAAAGTGTTTGTTGTGGTATTAACATTTGAAAAAGGGTTACCACTAACAATAACTGATATTGTACCAGCACTTATTGATGTTGATGGTGTGAATAAAAGGAATTGGTATTCAGTTGAGCCAGTTCCAATAAATAAAGAATAATCTTTATAGTAACTTGTCATATCTCTTAATGGACTAACAGGTGTTGGTCTAAGAGCGATATTTCTCGCCGCGTTTTGTGAAAAATCAATATCAAAAATATTTTTAATCCTTGATACGTCAACATCAAAACTTGTCGTATTTTCGTTTTGATTATAAACTATATTTGTTGCCGTATTTGCGGTACTGTAATCAAAATAAACTTCATCAACTTCAATCGCCGCTGGGAAGAAATTAATAATTTGTGTTACCGATGCGGAAAATCTTTTGGTTAGTGAACCGTATAATGTAAAATTGGTTACCTCAGTTAAATCATATGATGGATAAACTTTTAGGTCAACCGATAATGCCTTTTTCGCTTCTTCAATATCAACATTTAAATCACTTAAAGTAATTGGATTTGAAAAAACACCCGATTGATAATCTTTATCAATTTTTTCAACAACTCCGTAATTCCAAATAAAATTGGTATTTGTTAATCCACCACCTTGCGTAGTCTGAAATCCAACTAAATCTTCGTTGGGACTAATAAAACCTGCGCCAGTATTTGGAACTACTATTTTAGCCATTATGGTATGATGTTGTCAAAACTAACACTAAAGTCAATGTTATTGTTTCTATCTTGACGAACCTCATATAATAAGTCGTTAAAGTCACTTCTAATTTCAAACAAGTTGTATTGTTTGTAAATTCTATTATCTGAGTCGTAGATAGTGTATAATCCAGTATCAATTGCTTTGGTCTGATTACCATAAAGAGCGATTGCAACACTGTTTAAGTCGTATTCCGCCATTTCAATTTCAACTGTGAATGGGTTAAAGAATGTATTTGTTAAAACAACTTGTTGTCCTGGTTGTCCAATGTAAGGAACTGCGTTTGGATTGTTTGACGGAGCACTTGAAGGTGATACCGTTGCAAATACTAAGTTTCTTGCACTTGGTGAATCAATATATCTATATCTAACAGAGTTTGTATTACCCGCCGCAGGATTACTAACAACAGTATCAACAAAAAATGATGAAGTTATAATTCTATAAAAGTTTGGTATCTTTGTACCATCCGCGTTTAAATATTCAACACGATAACCAACTAAACCTTGAGATACAAATCTGTTTCTAAATGCTGAAGGTACGTTATTTGTGTCCATTACAATACCTTTAACGCTTGGTAAAGCAGATAAAACACCACAATCAGTTAAAGTTGTTCTGATTTGTGCAGGTCTAATCATTAATGTATAGATACCAATTTTATTAAATTCAGTAGCTGGTAATTTTAAATTATAAAGACCACCTAATATTTCATTTGTATTACCACCTGTACTTGCATTATTAAAATACGGTGTTAATATCTGCGATGAGTTAAGTTTTTTAATAATTGGTGTTGACGTAAAATCTCTTGACGGTGTATACACCATGATGATTTCTACATCTTCAGGTGCCATGTCGGCTGGGCGAGTTATGCCATATGTTCCTAGTGCCATTTTATTGTTCTGTTAGTTTAAAATATCCATATCCGTATTTTATGAGGTCACCAAGATTGTCAACTTCACCTAATCTAAGTAAACTTTCCGTTCCTGATAATTTGCCCCTGACAATAAATACATTTGATTGTATTTCTGTCGCGTTTACCATACCAATTAATATTTCTTCTTTAACAATTGGTACTGGTGTTATATTATTTTCGGTCAATCCTGATGAGTTTGCAATGAATAATGTATACCCTTGTGGGAAGTCATAGTATAAAGTATTCAAATATGTATAACCTGTATAATCAGGTCCCAAGTTTTTTACATATCCAACAATTTCACCTTTTTGAATTACGGGTGCTCCTTCAATATAAGGATTAGGACCATATTGTTTTAATTGTGTTATTTTTGAACTTGTAAATCCTGATACCAAAAATGGTATTGTTGTGTAATTTGAAGATATTTGCGCTTGAATATTGTTTTCACTGTCTCCTGTGAATATCCATTTATACGAAACTGGTGTTCCTGACCAATATCCATCACGAGGAACAAAATAATATTCTCCCTCAGGATTATCAAAACTTATTTCAGTATATGGCATTGTTATATTTTTTGTGGTAACTGTTGTACCCCAAGCTGCGGTTCCACTTAATCTAACTTCATATGTTTTTGGTGTACCACTTGTAAGTGGTGGATAATCATGTGATGTGTAATCAGGATATTTTTTTGTAATTATTTCTGTTGGTTGGTTATCACCCCAATCAACGGTATATGTTATATCTTGGGCCAATACTTCAGACGTGTTATAAAGATATAATGTGTATTTTGAATTCCCTGTTACACCACTATAAATAAAATTGTTATTAATATCTTTTTGATATATCGCACCATCAAAACCTGAGTAATATCCAATGTCTTTATATGTTTGTTTAAACATAATAGGAATTGTTAAACCAGTTAACACTGATGCACCATTGGTTCCACCCGATAATAAATAAGTTAATCCCGTCCAAGCAGGTTCACCTCTACCACCTCCGTCAGGATATGGAACATAGACATCAACTTTGGCTGATTCTAAAAATTCTTGGGATACTACTATATTATATTGTTCTGTGTTCATGGATTAACATATTCATACCATTTAATAGGGTTATAATCTGTACCAACTTTGGTTAAAGGGGTTATTTGATTTTCTAAAAATACCTCATAGGTATAATCATCGTAATTTAACTTAAGTGTATAGTAAAAATAGATGTCTTGGTCAAAGTTAAACTTATCGGGCAGTGTTCCTTGTGGAGTATTCATCATCTTTTTAAACCCACCAATGCTTGCATCATAAAATTTTACTGACATATATAATGTATTAATTTCAGGATTAAAAAATTCTGACGATTTTAACCAATAAACAAAATATCCTTCCTTGTCACCAGTAAAGTTTAATTGATATTCAGGTTTTCTAATGGCAACGGTGTTTTGTCCAATTACCGCAGAGGTTGTTAAACCTTGTTGTGTTGGAATTATAATTGTTAATAAATTTTGTTGTGATGTTCTTTTTTTAGAATCATAAAAATCTAATTTAAAATATGATTTTGAAAAAACATCTTCATTATAATAAATTTGTCTACTTGTAAATCCGTTTGCCCTATAATCGGTAACCCATGCCGTATTTGTTGTTGTTGCAGTTATTGATGAATCAGTTGTTGCCGAATAAAAATAAAAATCATAATGGGTGCTAGTTTTTGGGTCAACATTAATAATCTGAGGAGCCCAACGTGCGTGTGAATATCTTATGGTTTCAAAGTTATCAATTGGGTTGACAGCTTTTTGAACAATTTCATTTTCAAAAACATCAATACTTTCATTTACACCATTTAAATCCCATGTTGTTAAGATGGGTGTCTGTAACGCCAAATCAATATCTGTATTTGCGTTTTGAAGGGGATTATATCTTAGTCTAAAATTATTCACACAAATCTTTGATTGGTTGAGCGGTTACCTCAACTGATTGGTTTATGTTACTAAATGGTGTTGATTGTAAGAACAATATTTGTGAAAACGGATAATGCGCATCATTTAAAAACGGATAATCAACACCGTTTCCATTTTCAAAAACACCATACTCCAATATTGTTCTATATATCCAAGTATTAAGGTTTTGTGAGAAATACGCCCATGCTGGTCTTGTGTTTACATTTTGACCTACAGCAGTATTAACAGAATCCGCAAAGTCTCTTAACTTAACAGGATTGTGCGGCGCATAAAAATAACCAGGTGGGTTATTACTTGGTGGAACTAATATTTCAGTTTGATATAATAAGTCATTAAAGGTTATCTTATGCTTACAATTAGATATAACATATTCCATCTGTTCAATGTCGTTATATTCACAAAAATCACCTGATAAAACATCATCAATTTTTAATGATTCATTATAATAAAATGTATATGTTTTACCATTTGACACTTTATTATATGAACTAACAGGTATTTCAACCAAGTTATCATTGTTGTTTGTTTCCCACCAATCATCCAAACTATCCGAATGGAAATTAAATGACCAACCTTTTTGTAATCCATATTTACCATCAGTAATGGTTGGTTTTGGTTTGTTAAACCATCCGTAATATCCTTTATTAACAATTGTTACAAATACATCTGTAATTGGTTTCATATTGTTATCAACCATTGTACTAATATTCAAATCTTTTTTGAATGTGAAACTAAATGATTGTGAGTTTTCTTTTATTGAAACTCTTTGTTGTAAATTTGGCGTAAGTGCAGAATATTCAATTTTTTGTTGGTTAGAAAATGGTACGTGTTCAAATCCCATTTTAGAAACATCCGACTCATTTTCATTGGTTAAGATTTTATGTAATCTAATATAATATCTTGATTTGCTTTCACCTGAATTTGAAATGTCTCCAATTCTTTTAAATGTACCTGAAACCCCATTTACAAATGTGGTTCCTGTATAACCAGGGTTGACGATTGAAAAACTTGTGTTTTCATTATCGTATCCTTGTTCACCCAATATATCAACCCTAAATAAACGATTACCATTGTAGTTGATTGATAATTCAACGTATTGATATGTTCTTAAGTTGTGATTACCAGCACATCTGAAAGTAATATAGTTAACACCTTTCTGAACGGTATTGATAATTGTAAAAGGTATCCCTTCTTCGGCAATAAATGTTAATGGTGTACCATTAATTTGTTTATCAACATATGACATTTTTTGTTTGGTGTCAGATGAAAAAGGATAACTTAAGTAAACCCCCCAATTATATGTTGAAGCACTTTGTGGTTGTAAAACATTGTGAGGATTTTCAACATCGTTTCTAATAAAATTAAATTCATTATACTGTGGAAGTCCTCCCCACTTTAAACCAAATGTATCAGGAACTCTTTCAAAATTGTTAAATAAAATTTGATTGTTTTGAACAACAGATAATGGATTTGTTAGATATAAGAAATTTTTATACCCATCATAATCAGTTGTCCCTGAAATAATATTTGAAAATATGTTTGATATTTTTCCACCGATTCGAAATGTTGTTGATGCTTGTCTTTCAACTTCAGTTTGTTCCGCAGCGTTAATATTTCTACTTCTATCTGAATCTATTAATTGTTTTCGGTCCCCAACAAATTCAACAGGTAAAGATATTAACCTTTCAGAAGCACCTTTGTATCTAAGGTTACCTTTAATAATTGTTATATCATTTTGAATGTTACCCATTATATATTAATTAGATTTTTAGTTACAAATATGTCAAAAGCGGTCTTACCTTTTTTTAATCCAAAATAAAAATGATAAGGTGCTCCAACTACAATTTTATTACTAGCATTTAATGGAGGTGTTGTGTATCCTGTGTATGTAAAACCTGTTACATTACCATTAACATCTTTTAAAGGTATTGAGTTATAAATATAACCAGGTCTTTGACCTGTTGGGTGTTTTACCTCACTTGCAAAATATGTACTATCATTTAACCTGTCAATCCCTTGATATGGTGTGACATAGAAATCTGATGGGGATGTTAACCAATTATTCATTTCACCACCAAAAATACTTGGTGACGGTGCGTCACCTTGTTTAATTTCCCATCTATACATTGGTACTTGTTGTGTTTTGTGTCCAAATGTATTATATCCAAATTTTGTTGGCGTGTCTATAAATATTTCACGACCAGGTGAAATATAATCCCTTGTTACCGTATCAGAACTAAAGAACACACCGACAACAGGTTTTGGACTTGCTCCGTAAAATAAATTCTGTTGACTGTATGATTCAGGTGAAAAAGGCACAACTCCCATTTCATTGTTAATACTATTTAATTGTGCAAAATCACCATCAATTTTTTGTGCTGGTCTACTAAATAATTCACTAATAGATGAATCACCCAAACTTAAAAGTCTATCTAAGAAACTTGCGTTGGTTAATCTACTAACAATAAAAAATTGTACTAAATCACTAATTCCCTGAAATGATGTTGCCTCTAATCTATCTAATACATACCCCTGAAATTCAGGTTGAGCACAAACATTTTTAATTATATTATCTTTTGGACCTAAATCCACAATGGTTGTTGGATTACCTAAAAAGTATTGATTACCAAAATTATCGGCAACTTGAGTATTTTCCATTCCAACAAAGTCACCATTGTTTTCATTGAAAGGTGATGAACGATAAAAGAATGAATTGTTTTCTTCTTTAAAAACCAGTTTTTCTTTACAATAAACATAGGTTGGGTTTGTAACTTCAATACCTGGATATATCTTGTCATTTTGGAAACCTGGCATATATAAAACACCATTAATCCAATTGTTTGTAAATGTCATGCCAAACACATTTCTACAAATTGCAAAACCCATTAAGAATCTTGATTTCCATTCTGCAAATGATTTTAAATCAGCGCTGATTGCCAAATCTTTGGCAACTAAAGTATAACACCCATTTGTTATAATTGGGTATTCAGTATCACCACCGGTATAATAAACAGAATCTTCTTTTGGTTTAAGCGTCATTTGGTCTGGTGGTGTTTGTTGATAAGCACCTAACGGAACAATTGTATTACAACTAAAACTACTCATAACTGATGTTGTACTTGTTCCATATGATTGTTCAAAATCAACAGAATCGTTTGTAGTATAATCAGAGTTTGAAGTTACACTACCTTCAATTTCAGATAAAACACCATTATCCGAAACAACATAAACAGCAAAAGCCTTATTTTGTGCAAAAACAAATCTATCATCAAATGAGCTTGAACGTGGTAATCTATCCGACCTCATGATAATTTTAGAACTTGTTGACATATTAAGTGTAATACCCGTTGAATAAACATTTGTATTGTATGTTACGGAACCCCCTCCACACCAATTAAATGAAGTTCGTGTTTCTGAATTTTTACATCTTCTAGTCATTAATCCACCACCTTCAACATATTCATTAGTGAAATATCCATCTGAATTATTATTTGCCACATATGTATTTTGTCCCGCCCAAAATCCTGATGGTACTGATGCACCAGCGGCATAATATCCCGATATTTGAGTACCTACAGGATTATTAACAAGGTTGGTCGTATTATCTGAATCATGTCCACTATCAAAACTTGAATATAATGAGTGGTTGTGTGTTGTATAAGCACTGTACTTAAATGAGCCACTACCAATTGATGGTGTAAACACATATGATTGATTGAATAATGTAACATTATTATTAACTAATGAATCATGTCTAAGAAGATTTAAATTTTGGGCTATTGGTATATTTAATTTATAATTTGATTCAACAACCATAGAACCATCAACAAGTCCAAATGGTTTTGAAATATCTATTTTTGTTTTTTGTCTTGTAGTATATGGGTCAACTCCCTTCATTAAGATTATCACCCCTAAGTTTTTATAATTTTCAATTTTTTGTAGTGGTGTTACTGGTTCAGGGTTTTTCTTGTTTTCAGTATCTTTACCTTTTTCATCTTTAACTTTATCATAATAAACAGTCATCTGACCATTAATAATTCTATTGTAAAAACTACTGTTATATAATTCTGTATCAGGTGTTTTTGAATTAACAATTTTTTGTATTTCACCTACTGTAGTTGCCGTAACCACTTGGTGATATTCAATATCAGATGGAAATGTGTAACTACCAACACCATTATTATATAATGTTTGTGCGATATTAAATGATTTTGTAATAGTACCACTACCGTCAGGATTTGCATAACTAATATTTAAAGGAGTTGTACCTGAGGATATTGTTGTTCCCGTTACTGAGTAATTGTTTAACCCATTTTGTACTGTTGACGCGCTTAAAATATTCACATCATAAGTTTTAGCCAAACTAACAAAAGATATTAAACTTCCTGTTTGAAATGTTGTTAAAGCATCTGAGTCAACTAAAAAGACCATTGGTTGGTCTTCATAAAATGAATTATTATTTAAATCATAATTTGGATAAACTTTAATTCTATTAGAACCACCACCAGGTAAAGTGTTAAAATAATGTCCTTTTGTGTTGTATAGATTAATCCTTTCGGGGATTGGTATTTCGTTTCTACTCCAATAATATTCTTCAGCTGCGTTACTATAATATGGTGTACGAGCAAAGTTTTTAGTGTCTACAGTATCATTACCCGCAAATACTTCACCATATCCAGCATTTTTCTTAATTGATAATATATCTTCACCATCAAATGGTACATAAGCTCCGGGTAGATTTACATCCGCCATTGGTGAAGAATTGACATCACCATTACCTAAAGTATCTATTGCAAAGTTATTATCCCCTGATGTTCCACAATCACATGTTGAACAATCGGGGTATGTAATCATTGGTAGATTAAAGGATGGAAATCTAAATTTCTTAATTTTATTAAATAATGTTGTTAGTGTTGCCGCGGCGGCAAACCAAGCTATTGCTTTGGCAATAATTGGTGCTAAAAGTACGAACGCAGCACCAAATGTTGCAGCACCCACAAGACTAGTTCCCGCAGCGGTAATAACTTCATTAGTTCCGTTAACAATTGATAGAGTAATTAATCCAAGTAATATTACAGGTGCGAAGGTATTCCATAAAAATTTAACAATATGATATACTATAATAAGTAAACCACCAATAATTCCAAATATTTGGAATAAAATTGAAACTATAAAATATAGTAAATCAAAGTTTCTTACTCCGTCATTAATTGGAAATTTATTTACTTCTGAATCACAACTTCTGTCTAATATTTCTTTAATAGATAAGAATCTACTTCTATTTGTTCCTTTCCTATACTCATCAATTAGTTGTGCGGTTGTATAAACTTTGTTATAATTTAATTCATAGAAAAAATCTTGACAACCAATGGCTTCGTTTTTATTAGGGTAATCATCCCAATCTAATGAAAAGGCGTATGACCTTTGAAATAGTGAAAATTTATAATCGTAACTATTAAAATTAATAGTTATTGTTTGTGGTGTTTCAATTACAACTCCGTTAACAACGGTTGTGGTTGTTTTTTTCTCAACAGTGATTTCTAATTTGTCAATTAAGTTTGGTAAATCAACCCATTTTGAAGTGTCGGTAACATCATTAATTTTATACGTTATGTTTTTATATTCACCTAAAATTGAACTGATTAATAACGCTCTTCCACCTGAACCAAAATCAGATGATGTAAAAGTTTTTGTTTCAATTAATTTAGTGTTATCACCAAATATTGGTGAAAATGTTGTAGTCTCATCACTTTTAGTTGATGGGTCAACATCTCCATCCCACCCATATTCTCTAATGTTTGGAACCAAAAAGTTTCCACGCAATAAACTACCTTTCGGATTAAAAGCTGAAAGATTTAATAAATTTGGGCCAATAATATTTTTTGATGTTTGTGTTGCAGGAACTTCTTTTTCACCTTTATTTGTTTTAATTTTAAATCTATACTTACCCTTTGTTGGAATACCCACACTTGGATTGTTTGAAAATATTAATTCACCAAATTCATTTGTTGTTACATAATCCAAGTTCATTGGTACATCAACAACAAAGGCACCATTTTCATCAATTACTTTACCACCTTGTTCTAATTGATATTGTTCTAATATTGGGTCACCATTAAGATTGCTATTTATTGTTTGTCTTACGGCTAAAATTCTACCAGGTCCTGCAACCATACCACACAAGTCACCTTGTTCTGAGTTTGGTTTACAGTTGTTCTTTATCATCACAGAATCATTTGATGTCATGATTGAACCCATGAAAGTTGCCGTAGGTTCAATTGTGATATTTAAATCTCTTAAATCAAAATCAACCCTTGTAATTCCAACATCACAAACATCTCCTGTTCCCCAAAATGAAGAAACTGAAATACTTCTTCTTTGGTTAACAATCTGTGGTAATGATGATAAATCAACTGAACTTTTAAATTGGTTACCGTCAAACTGTTTTGGGTTACCAAGATTCATTCTAATTAAATCTGTTGGTCTCAATGAGAAACAACCCATGTCAGATAAATCCAAATCCAACATTACTTGTTGATTTCCTAAAGGAACACCAACAATCATGTAGTCACCTGATTCGTTTGTCTTTACAGTGTACTTGTAATATTTTTCATATATTTGTAATACCTCAGTTCTTGTTAAAACATCATCTCTCGTTGGGAAAGTACCTGTAGCTGCGTGTCCTTCATATGAAGGTGTATACGGAAGTAAGTTATATCTATAACCGTCTTCATTTTTATCCGTAACATTCTTATATGGATATAATGCTGATATTACAGGGTCATTTTGGTCAACAGCATCAATTGGTACAAACACAGATACTTTCGCATTTGGTATACCGTATCCACCATTGGCAACTACACGACCAACGACAACACCGTAGTCAGAACAAAAACTTCTATACACATCTGATTGTGTAAGTTTCAAAGAAAGAATTTCCAAGAAATCAAAATCTTGGTCAACTTGTACTTTGATTGTTTTGTCAGATTGTGTACTATTTCCTACCGATGTTCGTATCCTATAACTTTTAGGCATAATTGTTCTTTCTCATAAATAGTTAATCTCTTATTTTACTAAAATAGTTGAAGTAATTTCCTTGTGAATATTATTGTTTCACACGGACCCCGATATCTGTATTAGAATATCTGATTTGATAAAATTCTGTTGGTTGCGCATAAACAACATCATCTATCAACTTAATTTGTTTGGTAGTTGAATCTTCGTATTTTTGTGCGGTTTGTGATGTTGAATACTTTCCACCAACTCTGTTAAACACTTTTACATCAGATATGTTTACAACACCTTCTATGTTTTGAACAATACTTTTAATTTCAGAAATTAAAACATCTTGACCAAATTCTCTTCTCTGTGGTAACATATAATCATTAACCTTACTAATAACATCAGAAATAATAGAATTTTGATTTGTATTTTTAGCAATAGTTACATAAATTTCAAATGCTAAATCAATAACTTTACCTGTATCAACACTAATATAGTCATTCATCATCCTGTAATTAGATAGATAAGATGCAATATTAGTTTTCAAAACTTGTGGTACATTTTGTGTCATTTTACCATTAACGTCTTGGCTTAATACAATAACATTAATTTTATTATTATTTTCTAAAATACCAATCTTAGCTGGAACACCAAACTGACCTGGCATTTTTTGTAGAATTGAGTAGTAGTCACCTATTGTTACGGCTCTGTTCTGTGATGAAAAATTAAATGTTACATAGTTTCTAACTTCCTCAACTGATGGTGGATTTGCACCACCAATAGCAGCAGTAATGTTAGTACACTGAATTGAGTTTCTAACAGCATTTGCAATTTCAATAGATGGACCATTTACATCAAAGATTACATTACCAACCGTATTAATAACATTAACCCCAACATTACTTTCAAGTCCACCACCCACTCTATATTGGATAAATAAAGTAGTATTAGGTGTTGGGATATAACCCAAACTTAAATTGTTTTGGTAATCATTAATTCTTAATGGTACACCTGTTTGTGCAAAAGAAGCTAATTGGTCATCCGCTGATGTATTACCACCACCGAATGTTAACTTCATAAAGTTTTCAGGTGTAAATTCACTAATAAATCTATTATTGGTTTTAATATATTTTCCAACTTTAATGTTAGATTGGTCGGTTGTTTTTCCTGGGTCGGGAATAAACACATTATCTTCCGCTAAGGCTTGAACTTCGTACCATTTACCAACAGGACTTAAAAATTCTTGGTATGTTGGGATATTATTATACGTGATACCATCTTTCTGTATAATTGATGAAACGTTAATAACATTTCTTTCAGGTAAATATAAACTTAAAAATGGTGTTGCATCTGCCGGTGTAATAACTTTCTTAAATACTTTTGTTATTCCGTTAACCAATACTTCTCTTTTTGTAATATTATAACTTTGAACGTTGTTAGAAGCATCTAAAATTGGAACTACTTTTTGATTTGGATTTCCTGATGAGTCGTATTGTGATGCAAAATTAATATCATTTATATTTTCAAATGTTTGTCCTGCACCAACAAATTGTGAACCCGCCTTTAATACACCCATATAATCAGGGTTAGGTCTGTCACCTAATACTGGTACGTTAATACTAATTTCACAAACAGCAATTGATGGTCTATTACCAGGTATTTTTAAACCATAAGTTCTCGCTATATTATATATTGAACTTCTTTGTTTGGCAAATTCAAGAACCGTCTCTTGAATACTTCTATCAATGTGATAATGTAAGTTGTCAGTTACGGCAGCGTTTAAATCCATCAACACAGAAAAAATTGATGCGTCATTAAAATTGTCAATTAAGTCAGGATAATACTGTCTAGTATAATCAATAAGTTCTTGTCTTATAGCGGCAAAATCTCGGACGGTATAGGATATTCTTTTCTCAGCCATTTATGTTAAATATTTATAATTACAAAATCTTTTGTTTGAAATGCATTATCACTAATAGTATAATCAATTCTCATCTTAGCTGTATATTCTTCAGTATTTCTTCCTGCGACTCTATAAACACCATTTCCTAAATTTTCTGTGTTTAAAGTTCCAACTGATTCATATTCATTATATGGTAAAATAACAATATCATTAATTATTAAATTAGGAATATACTTACTAACATTATCTCTAATATCATCTTTAATTGATTCAAAGGTAACACCATCCAATGGTTCAAAAATAAATTCATAAATTTTTGTACCAAAATCAGGTAAATAATATCTACTACCTTTTCTGGTTAAAATCAAATGAATCAAATTACTTCTTATTTCTTGGTCAGGATTTTGAGACAAAGAAAGGTAATCCCCTTTTAATGAATCATTAAAAGGAAAATTAATACCATAAGTTACACCATTAGCCATTGTCTATAAATATAGTTGTATTGCCTTTTTTGTGAATTGGTTGGTATGGGCAATTCCGGCATCCATTCCCACAACAAGAACCACGTCTTAAATGAAACTCTTTTGTGAAAACATATTTTCCATCTTCAATGTAAAAATCAGACGACTCAATTTTTTTTTCTTCTTTGTTCTGTAATTTTTTCACAAATTTCTAAAAAATAATCTTGGTTAAAATGGTTTTTCATTAAATTAACATCTTTATGAACTAACTGAATATTATTCAAAACATATTCTACCTTAGAATCAATCCTATCTATTGATGCTGAAATACCATCATCTCTTTTAATAAAATCAATTTCTAAACCAGATAAAGAACATTTTTTATTTTGAGTTATCCATAAATTGTAAACATCTTCAATTGAAATGTCCCCACTTCTTCTTTTTTTATTTTTTCTTTCAAAATATTTACTAAACCAAGCGTATGGTATTTCGTTATACCCTTTCCATGATGGATTTTTTTCACCTTTGTTTGAATATCCACAAACTGAACATCTTTTTGAAATCCCTTTAATTAATTGAAATGCGGGGACATATTTCTCGGTTAAATTACATTCAGTACATTTACAAAAAACTTTAGCTTCTTTGTCTATAAAGATTTTTTTATCTAAAACTAACCAATAACCATATCTTTGGTTTTCTTCAAAGACATTTTCATATTTTGTTGCACCTTTAATTCCCATACTGATAAATATACAAAAGGTGAGTAATAATTAAATTACTCACCTTTATAAGTTATTTTTATGATTTATTTTTATTTAATTTCACATCCCAAAGCACCACAAGCAATTTCACCACTCAAATCAGTTTCATCTGTTAATTCAACAACTTTTGTTAAATCAATATTTGTTAGTGATTGGAACAATCTTTCATACTCTTCCTTTGTACAATCCTCAAAAGGACTTTGTATGTATGAATGATTAGAATAGGGTAATACTGATAGACCATTGTAAAAGTCACGTTGCTGCCACATCCACTCACCCGCCAATTCCCAATCTTCGGGTTTTAAACTGATTGTTGCGGATACGTTGTGTGTATTAGAGCCAGTTCTATGACCAGGTCTTACCCACTCTTGTGTAATTTTCTTAACACGGTCCAACAATTGGAATGGTGATTCGGTTCTCAAAATCGCCCCTTCAGGTGCCTTTTGTGGAACAGAAATAACTGCCGTGTCGTGTGGACGGAAGAATTCATCTTCAATCAACTCAGGGTGATACATTGCCAAATATTGGTAGATTGATTCGTTCTTACCGACACGGATTCTACGAATGTAGTAATCATTGTGCCATGCATGGATACCTGAAGATGTTCCCAATGTCAGAGATGTTGTCCCTGCAGGTTTTACAGTAGTTGTACGAGCCGACTTGTTAACACCAATCAACTCAGCAACTCTTGCGTTTTCTTCTTTAACAAGTTTCGCAGCTTCTTTCATGTTATAACCCAACACAACACCAGAACCAATACCTGTCATTGACACACCAATCAATGCATCTTTTTCAGTTGTACGTTTCCAAATGTCTCTCAAGTAATGGAAGTCAGTATAACCCGCTTGAAGTGTTCCGATGAAAGCCGCAGCTTTAACACGATTGTTCAAATCTTCTTGTGATTCAATGTCAGAAACATTTACCTCACACAAGTTACAGAATTGATTTGGTCTCAACGCGATTTCACAACATGGATTAGTTCCCCAATCTTTATCGTTTGTGAAGTAGATACCAGGTTCACCTGCTCCTGATGCTTCAACACGTTTCCACAAATCCAAGAAAAATTCTTTGGTAATCTTGTGTCTAACCAACGCCGCTGAATTGTTTGCTCTACCTCTTTGTGGATTTGTTTCCCACCATGCACCTGACTTACAAGAAATCATTTCGTTGTCATCAGCTGAGAACAATGAAATCAAAGCTGCTCTACGAATACCACCTGCAAGAACTGCGTCTGCAATGTGACATACCATATCGTGAACTTCAATTGGTGTTAATTTCTCACCATCTTCTTTAGCGTCCAACATACCTTTTAATTTATGAAGACAATCCTTCAAGGGTTGAGGTCCTGGTGCTTTACCACCTGAAGTTACAAGTTGTGCACCCTTTGGTCTAATATCTGAAAAATCAAATTCAGGTGTTGACAAATTTTCACCAAAGTAAGATTTCATCAATACTTTAATTGCGTCTGCCCAACCTTCAATTGAGTCACCAACCAAGAATCTTCTTGTTCTGTTTGGATTTGGTTTTCTAATTTCAGGTAATTTTTCTACGTGGTGTTTTTGTACTGAGTACCCAACACCAGTTCCACCTAACAACAAGAACATACTTTCTGCAAATGCGTCCAAATGGTCAATTGGAAGGTATGCACAGTTGTAGATTCTGTTTGGTGAAATTTCAATTGGTTTTCCACCAAACTGCATTGAGCGCATTGATGGTAAAACTTTTTTATCATAAACATACTTGTATACTTCCACAATTTCACCTGCTAGTTGTGGGTACTTTTTGATGTGCATGTTCATGTTTCTTGTTACTAACTCTTCCCACGTTTCTCTCCTGTTAACATCAGGTAAAAATTTAGCGTATTTCATATACACCGTGAGGTCTGACAATATCTTTTGTGATGCGTCCATTTTTTATTTTTCTCCTTTTTTAAATTTTAATTGATTGGTTGTTGTTGTTTTCTTTTTGCCAATAGTTCATTGACTCTGTTCCTATTTCGTTCTTCTTTTTGTTCTTCAAGACCCAAGAAAGTTACTGAACTTTCTGTATCAATTTCCATGAGTTCGTTATCAAATTTACAATTTTCAAACACGATACCATCACGTCCAATTCTTGACTTGGTAATAGCTATTGTCGCGAGTTTCATTTCTTTTTGTTGTAAACTCTTTGCGACTGATATGATAACGTGTCCTACTTGTGCCTTCTTAATTGAACCACCCATTTGGTCAGTAGTAACAACATCTGATGATATTGAACTTCTATTTCCTTGAGTTGCAGTCCATCCTGCTACGTCCAATTCGTGACACATTGCTTCAAATCCTCTCATCACGGAACCTTCACTTTTCCATTCATCCCCCAAGTTTTTGTCAGGAACAACACAATCAATATAGTCTAAACTAATCATATCAATTTTTGTTCCTTCCGCAATCATCTTTCTAATTTGATTTTTGATTTGACTCATTGTTAAGGTATCAGAAGCATATTTCTTTAAAATCAACCTGTTTGTTGTATTTTCTTTAATATCTCTAACTTTTTCCATAACAACATCTTTGTGGAATGAAAGTTCATCAGGAGCAATTCCTGTCCAAAGTGTGAAGTGTTTTCTTTGGATAATTTTTGGGTTGTCTTCAAAAAATATCTGAAGAACGTTGTAACCTAAATTAAATGCGTGGTTACAAATTTTTGTTAGTACTGTTGTTTTACCAACACCAGTTGGTGCTAAGATTACACCCAATTCTCCTTTTGCTAATCCACCTTTCAATAGATTGTCAATACCTGGAATCCCCATTGGAATTGGGTGTCTATAATCTTCATCTAACACTTGGTCCAAATTTGTGAATACATCGTGTTCACCTTCCTCAATTTCACCAACCTGAAGAGCTTTATTAACCATCTCTTCTAATTGGTCATAACTTTCAAAGTCACCTTTGTCAATAATCTTTTGAGCTTTGGTCATCACTTTTTGAAGTTCTTGTTGTTTACAGAACTTAAGTGCCTTTTCAATTACGAATTGGTGACCTTCAAAATTTACTTCACGAATTTGGGTTAATGTGTCAAGAACGATTTTTCTTGCACTGTCAGAACTAATTTCAGAACGAGTCAATTGGTCTAAAGTTTCAAAAGTAGGAACACTTTCATACTTGATATAATACTCTTTAATCAATTGTGTAATGATTTTAAAGTATTGATTATCAAAGTATTTTGAATCCAACACATCAATAATCGCACGAGCGAAATCTCTGTTTACGATTAGTTGATTAATAAGTTGAATTTGAAATGTGTTTCCTAAATATCCGAAATTTTTCTCGCTTGACATAACTGTTTTTACTTTGACTTGTGTTGATAAATACTATCAAGCGAGTTGATAATTCATATATGTTGTAGAAAAATTTTCACCTGAAAAAATGTCAGTCAGCGACTTCAAAATAGTTTTTATCTCTGGTCGTATGTCTACGGTGTATCTAGCCTTTGGTGGGTACACTTTGGCATCAAACCCCCTATGACAAATTGTCTGTTCTCCCATCTTCACATAAATGTAAAACCATTCAGGTCCATCGGTTTTTGATGTATTCATAACCGAAGGGTCATTCATAATCAATTCCGCGTTTTCCGTCATGTAGTCCAAACTTTTGTCTTTCAAATATCCTTCAATGTAGGCTGAAACCGTTTTCATGTACTCATAAAGTTCCATGCTGTTTTTTGCGGTCTCATTGTAACCCTTAACATTAAAAAACCTTTGAACGACGATGTTGTCGTTGAGTTTAATCAAAAACTCCATTTTCGTTAAATCTTGTGTTTCTTTCATAATTAATTGTTGTTTTTGTATCGTTTTTTTTCTTTTCTTGTTAGTTTCATAATTGGTTGAAGAAATTCTACCCAAGCGTCATCTTCTTTTGGAAGATACTTGAAGAATCCGTCTTCAATCATCATTTTCATCAGATTTTTATATCCCCTACCTTCAGGGTCCATATCTTCTG